ATGCGTATCGAACAAGAACTTAAGTTAGGTTTCAAAGATGTACTCTTCCGTCCGAAGCGTTCTACCCTTAAAAGCCGTTCTCAAGTTGAATTAACCCGCGATTTTACATTCAAGCATAGCGGTCGTCAATGGTCTGGTACTCCAGTAATTGCAGCTAACATGGATTCGGTAGCAAGCTTTGAAATGGCAGCTGCTCTAGCAGAGCACGGTGTTATGACTGCAGTACACAAGCACTACACAGTAGAGCAGTGGGCTGAGTTTGCTAAAACAGCAGACAAGAAAACTCTGAACAACGTTTTTGTATCAACAGGTACATCTGAAGCTGAGTTCGAGAAAGTTAAGAAGATCATGGCTCTTAGCGAAGAGTTTGTATTTATCTGTATTGATATCGCTAACGGCTACTCAGAGCACCTTGTTGAGTTCGTACAGAAAGTACGTGCTGAATTCCCGACTAAAGTTATCTCTGCGGGTAACGTTGTAACGGGTGACATGGTTGAAGAGCTAATCCTAGCGGGCGCAGACATTGTTAAGGTTGGTATCGGCCCTGGTTCTGTTTGTACTACACGTGTTAAAACAGGCGTAGGTTACCCTCAACTTTCTGCAATCATCGAGTGTGGCGACGCGGCACACGGCCTTGGCGGCATGATCATCGGTGACGGTGGTTGTTCATGTGCGGGTGACGTATCTAAAGCGTTCGGCGGCGGTGCTGACTTCGTAATGCTAGGCGGCATGCTAGCAGGTCACTCTGAGTCAGGCGGTGAAGTAGTAGAGCAAGACGGTAAGCAATACATGAAGTTCTACGGCATGTCTTCACAGTCGGCTATGGACAAGCACTCAGGTGGTGTTGCTAAGTACCGTGCTGCAGAAGGTAAAACTGTTTTACTTCCGTTCCGTGGTTCTGTTCATAATACAATTTCTGACATCCTTGGTGGTGTACGTTCAACTTGTACATACGTAGGCGCAGCAAAGCTTAAAGAGCTAACTAAGCGTACGACTTTCATCCGTGTGCAAGAGCAAGAGAACAACGTATTTGGTCGCGAGTAACGTTTAAAACACTTGTTTAAAATTTTAAGAATTGAGCCACTTTAGAGTGGCTCTTTTTTTACCTGAAATTTGGCAAGTGGCGACAAAGTGGCGACAGCCGAGCAAAAAATTTTGTGGCGACAGGTTACAGGTTACAGGTTAGAAAGAGGGTTATGGAGAATGGCTTCAGATAGGTGATCAGGTGCGAAGTGGGCATAGCGCATTGTCATGCTGATATCGGCGTGGCCTAGAATGTCCCTTAGCACTAAAATATTGCCGCCATTCATCATAAAGTGACTTGCGAACGAATGACGCAAAACATGGGAGGCTTGCCCTGAGGGTAGGGTTATGCCCAGTTTATTCTTCAATATGTAGCAGAAAGGTGTATAGCACTCTTCAAATAGTTTCCCTGAGGTTGGTTTGTATATCTCGTTGTAAAGCTCTTCAGAGATGGGTACAGAGCGATTTTTCTTAGTCTTGGTGTTGGTGAACGTAACTTTATATTTGCTTAGCTGAGAGCCTTTCAGCTGAGCTGCTTCATTCCAGCGAGCCCCAGTGGCGAGACATAGCTTCACTATACTCTGCATATCCGCTCGGTTGTGTTTAGACACGTGTTCAAGCAATAAAGTAATGTGCTCTTTATGAAGGAAAGACATGGTACGTTCGTGATCTTTAAATGGCTTAACTTCTTCTAAAGGATTCGGCCCTTTCCACTCTCCAATTTCCTTCAACTTAGCAAACATAGCCTTGAAGCGCGCGAGTTCTGAATTTAGCGTTGCGATACTAGGCGCCCCTTTTTGCCAGCGCGCATCAACAAAGCTAATTTGTCCACTCATTCGGTTACTTCTGAATTCAGAGTATGTTTTTGCATTGAAAATTGTCGCTATAGGGTTACCCATCGCGTTAGCCATTCTTAGAAATTTACTATGAATGACATTGCCTTTGGTAAGGGTTGCACCATAGTGCGAGTACCAAAGCTCAATAATTTGAGAAAGCCTGCGGTGATCTGGCTTGTCTCCCATCCAGGGCTTATCGTCAATCTCTTTCATTGTGTGAAGCTCAAAAGCCTTGGCTTCACCCTTAGTCGCAAACTTCTTACGAACACGCTTTCCCGCTCGCCCGGTTGGGTAACATTCGCAGATCCAAGGTTTGGTAGAGCCATCTTTTAAATTGCGGATAGACATAATAAGGCCTAAAATAACTGTATATAAAAACAGTATAAGTCGAGCTAAAACGTAGAACAATGTTTTATATCGGACAAAAAGCACAGGTTAGACACCTTTCTCAAAGTGCTAAGAAAGTTAATAGGTTTTTGCTATGTATCATTCAATTCATGTGACTGCTGGTTACAGCCATTTCAAAATCAACAGTGATGGCCCCATTGGGGTAAGTAAGAAGAACCAAGGGGTGATTGATGCGCTTTTGAAACTAGGTAATCGCTTTACAGCTCCATTTGGTGGGTTTATAGAAGCAGAGAACGTAGTTGGTTTGAAGTGGGTGAAGCTGGTCGATATTAAGTATCTGTGCACTGATGAGGAAGCTGAAACTATCGAATACGTGATACAAAAAGACCACTATGTAGTGGGGACATATCAAGACCGGAAGTTGTATATTTTATTGTTTGGTGGAGAGCCAAAGCACCATCAAATTAAAGGCCTCGAACAAGATGGGAAAAACAACGTGTTTGGGTTGTTTTGATGTGGTAAATGGGGCTGTGTATCGAGTAATGATTTATTGTTTTTAAGTTTTATTCAAATGCAGATGATTTAAGTTGTTGTTTTTTATTGATTTGTTTTAATTTTGTTCTCGAGTTATTAATGGGGAATATGTTCAAGTTGTTGAAGATATAAGGTAAAATGAGCGTAACATTAGAATTTGGGATAGCCCAGTTCGTAAAGGAAAAACAAAAATGAATCCGCACTCATTGCCTAAGAAAAGAGAGCTTGGAGCTTACTATACACCACCGGAGCTAAGCCAAATTCTTGTAGATTGGGCGATAACAAGACCAGAAGAAACAATTTTAGAGCCTAGTTTTGGAGGGTGTGGTTTTTTCGATAGCTGTATCAAACGATTGCAGGCCATAAACTGTGGCTCTCCAGATCAACAACTTTATGGTGTTGATATAGATAAACACGCTTTTGATATTTTAAGTCAGAAATTTGGGCGTGTTGTTGATACAAAAAAGCGCTTTATCAAAAGTGACTTTATTTCAGTTCAACCTGAAGATTTTTTGACGAACAAATTTGATGTTGTGCTTGGCAATCCTCCTTATGTTTCAATGCACAATATGACAAAAGAGCAGCGTGAGTCTTGTGACAAAATTTTGCAAGCCTCTCCTTTCTCTGACGTAACTATGGGGCGTAATGCAAGCTTATGGGCATTTTTCCTGTTACATAGCCTGTCATTTATTAAAGAAGGCGGTCGAGTTGCTTGGGTTTTACCAAGTAGCTTGCTACATGCTGACTATGCTAAGAACCTCATTGATATCCATCAGAAGCACTTCAAGAGCGTAAAGCTTATTAAATTAGCAGAGCGCTTTTTTAGAAGCGAAGGGGCTAAAGAAACATCAATTATTCTTATTGCTGATGGTTTTAGCTCAGCTAAAATCAACAATGGCGGTGTTTCTGTCGATTACGTTGATACATTAGAAGAGTTAACGTTGAGTCTGACTGAAGATGTTACAAACACAGCTTTTAACTTCGGAAAGTATAAGCTTGATCTACTGCCCCAATGTGTAAAAGAAGTGTATGAATCTTTATCTTCAAAAAGATACGCACATCCACTTAGCCAGTACTTAGACATAAAAATAGGTATGGTTACTGGTGCCAACAAGTACTTTATCATCGACAAAAAAACAGTAGATAAATACAACCTTCCAGAAGAATGCTTGAGGCCAGTAGTAGGCCGTTTCCCCTCATTTATTGGAGTGAAACATTCTGTTCTAAGACAACGAGCCATCCAAAAAAACAATAAACGAGCTTACTTGGTACATGCAACGCCAGAACAAATGCAGGACACATCTAGTCCTGTAAGTCAGTACTTGTCACAGATCACAGCTAAAGAGATTGAAGATAATCGCACTTTTAAAAAGCGACCTCATTGGTTTGCTCCTGATGACAATATAATCTCCGACGCGTTTATGTCTTATATGATTCACCTTGGCCCAAGAATGGTGATCAACCAAGGAAAGATTAACTGCACTAACTCAATACATAAAATATTTTTTCATGATAAGAAAATGAGTGCAGATGAAAAATTAGCTATTGCAGTGTCGCTACTTTCTAGCTATTCACAACTTTCTGCTGAATTAGAAGGGCGAGCATACAGTTCCGGCGTGCTGAAGATAGAGCCAAGTGCAGGTCGAAAAATAGAGATCCTGTTAACGGATGAATGTGTAAGTGAATTTAAACGAGCAGTTCCCGAAATAGAAATATATATCAAAAAAAATTCAATGGATGAGGTTACGGCTATTGTCGATAACATTCTTATAAAAAGTAATCTTGTAACTAAAGAGCAGTGTGAACAGTTGATTAAGGGGGCTCATTTCTTGAGAAAAGAGCGCTATAAGGGAGTTAAAAGCTACAATGAGTAATAAATCAGAGCTCAGGAAAGAGTTGGCTAAGTTAGTTGAAAGCGATGATTCAGCGTTAGACTATGGCAAAATTTTAGATGTTGCATCCCAATTGTCTGTACATGATGAAGATAACGTGCGCTTTACTGTTGATGGAAACCTTGTTAAGCGTCTTGGTGAGCAGTTGGTGGCAAAAAAGACAACTGCTCTTAGTGAGCTGATTAAAAATGCTTATGATGCTGAAGCTACGACAGTTGATGTGATTTTTGAACGTACTGAACATATTGGCGGGAAGATTACTATTTTAGATAATGGTAATGGGATGAGTAAAGAAGCTTTAATTAAAGGCTTTATGACTATTAGTACGTCTGAAAAAGAAGACTATCCTGTATCCCCTACCTACAAACGAGCCAGAGCTGGCCGGAAAGGTATTGGACGATTTTCTGCTCAGAAAATTGGACATAATTTAAGAATTATTACTCGAACATCAATAGAGTGTCCGTACTTGATAATTGATATAGATTGGAAGAGTTATCAAGCAAAATCCAATCTACTTTCGATTTCTAATTCAATTAGAGAAAGTTGGGAAGATCATGGTTTTGAAAAGGGTACAAAGCTAGAAATATCCAATACTAGAGAAGTATGGAATGAACTTAATCACTCTACGACTTTTAAGTATATTAGTGCAGTTGTAAAGAGTGCCCCACAAGCTTTACCGTCAGGTGTTATTGACCCAGGCTTCAAACCTCGTTTTTATACGCTCGTGCCAATTTCTGGGGAGCTACTTGAGTTTAAGAGTGATGATACCGAGTTTTTGAGCGAGGCTGATGCTCTTATCTCTGCAGAAATAACAAATGAAGGTAAGATTCAAGTAACTATTAAAGGTATTAAAGATGCTAAACTTGAAGATTCATTCCCCCTTCCCGAAATAAGAAGCAAAGCTCTCCAACAAGCTAACTTTAGGTTCAGCGCTCACTATTTCACATTATCGAGATCAAGTTCAAGAAAGCACCTAAGTTCATATACTAATGAAAATGGTGGAATCAAGCTATATAGGAATGGGTTTTATGTAGCTCCGTATGGTAGTCGATACGATGATTGGCTAGGACTCGATGACTCAGTTCGTCGACGCAAAATTCTACCACCACACTCTAATACAAACTTCGTTGGAAGTATTGATATTGTAAATATCGATGGTAAGTTATTTGATGAAACATCATCTCGTGAAGGCTTAATTGAAAATGCTCATTTTGAAGAGCTGCGAGTAACTGCATATGAAGTTATAACAAGTGCTGTACGGCGTATTGCTTCTGCTCGTGGTAAAAAAGTAACATCGAGTCAGCAAGGCTTTAAACCTAAACCTCCTACAACAGAAGAAAAATTAGAAGCAACAAATGAGCAACTAACTAGTGTGATTTCTGGTTTAGATAGTTCTGTAGACTTGCCTGATATTGATGAAAATCAATCCACATTTGATTTATTCTCCGAGCCATCCTCGCTACCAACCTCTGGTATCGATAAAGCAACAGCAGATACTTTAAAAGAAACATTTGAAGAACAACAAAAACTAATTAGAGAACTAATTGATGAGAAGAATATGTATAGGGTCCTCTCATCTACAGGGTTAGCAATAGCGGAGTTTACTCATGAAATTCAACTATATCTAAATGCGTTGACGCTAAATGGTAAACAGTTAAAAAGAGCGGTTTCGGACAATGCACCAGCATTGAAGTCAGCAACGAAAATTGACTCAAATATTAAAATGCTTGTTTCATATTCTGACTTTTTTACAAGTACGATCCAGAATAATTCAAATAGAGTCAAAGAGCCATTAGAATTAAGAGAAGTCGTTAAAGCATTTTTTTCGGCTATGGAGCCGTCTTTAAAGCGTCGGTCATATCAATTAGTAACTGACTTTGCTGGCGATGACTTCTGGACGAAAGCGATCCATATTTCTGAAATATCCTCAGTCCTTATGAATTTGTTTACAAATGCTTGTAAGGCTATAATTCGATGTAATAGACCTCAAGGAAAATTAAAACTGACTCTTACCTCTACAGAAGATGATCATGTTTTACGCTTTGAGGACAATGGTGATGGTATTCCTCCGGAAAATTGGGGTAAAGTATTTAACCCTCTATTTACGACTGAACTTTCCGGTGGGGCATATGTAAATGAAGATATTCAGATGAAAGGGATGGGACTCGGTTTAACTATAACACAAGAAATTGTTGATGGTTTTGATGGAGAGATAAGTGTTGTTGAACCAACAGAAAAATACAGTACTTGTATTCAAGTAGTTATTCCTAGAGCAAATGAACGTGAGATTCCAGAAGATGTCTATTAACTATCTTTATATCGATGATGATAAAACGAGCGACTTAGAAGAACTAATTGCTGAGCTCGAGTATCACTCTGATTCTAATCTGAGTATAACTCATATTCAAACCCGTCCTATGAAAGAAGTTCAAAGTATATTCTTGGAGGGTAAGTTTGATGGGTTTATTATTGACCAAAGACTTGATGCTGCTAATGAGCGAGAGGAAGTAGCAGGATATTGGGGTACTTCATTAGCACAGAACCTTAGAACTGAAATGATCGGAGGTCATGTCCCACATGCGCCAATTGTTTTATTATCTAATGAAGAAGTATTTGTTCAATATTTTAATAAAGACGAAAGTGCTCATAACTTATTTGATTTCACTTTGGGGAAAACAGCTGTCTCGAAATGTGAACGATTTGCCCATCAAGCAAGCCATATTCTTTTAGGGTTGGCTGATGCTTATCATATAGCAAATAATGAAGTTCAACCTCGAGTTAGTAGAGAAACAAACATAGAACGCTTATTGGAACCATTATTACGATGGGATAGTAAGGCTTTTAAATACTCAGATAAACGATTTATCGAGCATGTCAACGCAAAGATACACGACCCACATACGTTAATTTCTCTTATTTTAAATTCTTTAGTACGAAGTAGCGGAATGCTGGTGACCGAAAAGGTGCTAGCAACCCGGCTAGGTATTGATATTGAACAGTCATCAGACTGGGAGTCTCTTAAAATATTGTTAGAAGAAGCAAAGTATCAAGGCGTGTTTGCATCAATAAAAGAACGTTGGTGGTTTTCGCGACTCGAAGATTGGTGGTATGACAATAATATACATAAGAATGTTTTACGTGCTTTAACTGCTAGTGAAAGAGTTGAAGCAATTAAAGTATTTACCGGACTACATAATTTAGTTGAGATTTCTCCCAAATATAAGAATGGAAAACAAAGTGAGAAATTTTGGGTTAACTGTATAGCATCTGATACTCCCTTGGACCCTGCGGATGCATTATTAGTTAGTAAACCAGATCTGATGCCGTGGGAAGTACCTCTTTATTTAGACCCTCAGACTACTCATGATAGAGAGTACGATCGAGCTAAATACAAGGTGCATTCTGATCACCAGAAGAAGGTTAAAGCTTTATACTGGAGGTTAACAAGAAGTGGCGAGTAAACCTCAGTTGCTAGAAAACGTTGGTAATCTAACAAAATTGATAGAAGCTAGTGACTATGAGATTTTGGCTGATACAGGACCTCTTTATCAACTAAAGAGCACATTGGAACGTTCAGACTTTCCTAGTGGGCTTAAGTACAGTTTGATTGATTTAAAGTTTGACAATGTGTCTGAAGGTCAGTTTATTTCTGGTAATTGGGATGCCGACTCACTTGAAGTTAAGCTCCACTTAGATATTCAAATGGACGCAAATCAGCCTTTCAAATATGGAAATGTTAAAGAGGCTCTAGTTGAGATTGATTATGAAGCATTGACTGAAGACGGTGAAATTGCTCGCGGAGCATGGCACTTGGATTTTCACCATCACACTACAGGGCAACCGAATTTTATTCATCCGAGATATCACATCCATCATGGCGGAAGGAGAATAAAAGAGAATACTGAAAACTATGGAGAGTTAGTCTTGCTCGATGCTCCAAGGCTGCAACACCCTCCTCTTGACTTGTTTTTGGCTTTTGACATGGTGCTAACCAATTTTTTTGAACGTCGAATTTGGCAGAACTTCAGAGAAGATACAACATATCAAGCAATTATTAAGTCTTCACATGAACATTGGTGGAAAGATTATTATGGCCAGATTGCCGATTACTGGAAGTTTCAAACTAATGGTGTCTCTGATGTTCAAAAGCGGAAAGATGCCCAGCAAGAAAATCCATATCTAATTGTTTGATTTTATTTACAATTGAATTGAAACTTGCCAATTCATTGACTTAGCTCTTGCTAATAACTCGGGGACAGATGACATAACAATGTTATCTGTCCTTTTGTTTACCAGCGCGACCTTATGGCGTTCTCCCAGTTGTTCAGCTGCGTGAAGTTCACCTTCAGTGAAAGCAAAGAAGTAACCTGTAAAATCCTCTTTAACTGACTCTTTGTTTGTAGTCTTTATCTCAATGAAATTCATTAGATGCAAGCTAGCTTTAATTGAATCTAAACAACTAAAATCAATAGAAACATCTTTGGGAAGCTCTATTGCATCAAAACTTGTTCGTTTAATATTAATGCCGCTTTTAGAGAGTAAGCTAAGTAGATTATTAAGCCCTTTTGCTTTTGGCCTCTCGACCCACTGTTGATTTTTTTGAATCGCTAAGTTTTCACCTTGCGAACCGCTGGTATTTGAAAGCCTGTCTACATGTTCCTTTCTGAGTTGGAGGATATCGATGATATCCATCACTTCTTCTCCATAACCAAAGCAACTCTACCCACAACCCTTACTTCATCTTCGTCAACAGTTAGAGTCGAGCCATTAAAGCTGATTGCTAGCTTCTTGCCTGGTAAACGTTGTATGTCGTTTAACGAGAGTAAGCCATCCATATCCACTAAGTATGTACCACTTACTGCTTGGTTAACTTCTTTATCGATAATGGACGTGAACTCTCCGTGTCGAATAGCCATTGCGTTCGTTACTGAGACTTCATCGAGTAAAGACTTGTCGAATGTGAGAGTTTTTAATTCTTTTAAATCGCCATTGAGAATTTTAAATGAGTCAATATCGAAAAGAACTTTAGGTTCTAGGCGTTTTGATTGATGTTCAGAGCTCACTCTATTAGGAAATGGTACACCTTCACCTAAGGTCAGCCACTTTACGGAAATCCCTGTGTACATGTGGGCTCTTAGTACAACCTCAAAAGGGCAAAGGTCGCGCTTATGCCAGGTAGACATTGTCGAAGTTGGAATATCTAAGAGTGTAGAAAGCTCTCTCTGGTTCTTAACTTCTAGTGCTTGGCAAAGCCTTTCTGTGATGATTTTTCCGCCTTGATATTTAAAAGCGGATAGTTTTTCTTGTTTTTCTCGCATATACGATCAATAATCTCTCGCATCTGAACAATTGTGAGTGGCAACTCTATTGTTCGATATTAAACATTCAACGACTTAACAGGATATCACTATGCTCTCATATCAAGTAGTCCTAAATACGCCTTTCATGACGTACGACCAATACTCTCAGTTCTCCGGAATGCCTAAACGCACCATCATGGATTGGGTGGCCGATGGGCGCTTACCTATTAAAAAGAAAGCAAAAGGTAAAGAAACCCCTCTCATCAACATGATCGCCTTAGTTGAAATGGCGACTCGTGAAGCTATGGAAAAGTTAGGGTAGGCCGTCATGCGTTTATCTTCCCTAATTCCAACCAAAGAGTATTGCCCGTTATGGCTCACTGTTCTTGGTTGGGGCTTCGTTTTCGTCCCGTTTGTCTTCAATTGAGTATTGGTTATGAACGAAATTGACTCAATGTGCGAATTCCGTGGCTCTAAACAAAAGGCATTTAACGAAGCGTGTTGTGCATTTGCGAACTCGGAGAACATGACCAAGTTAGCAAAGGCCGTGGATATGAATGCCACTATGCTGCGTAACAAGCTCAACCCAGAGCAGCCGCACATCCTTACCAGTGTAGAACTTGTGATGATCACCAAGGCGAGTGGCAACTTCACCATTCTTAATAGCCTTTTGCTTGGCCTCGGTGTGGTGACCGCACAAATCCCCAATGATGCGAGTGAAGAAACTTTCATTAAACGCGCATTAGAGAACGCGATGCACTCCGGTGACCTCTCTCGTATGGCTTTAGAACATGCGGGAAATGATCGCCTTAGTCGCACTAACAAACACGTCATTATCCAAAAGGCACAAGCGGGTATTAGCAACCTTGTGCTTCTTATCAACGATATAGAAAGCCGCACAAAAGGCGTTTCCCCATTCTTAGCCATGAGTGTGGATTTGGTCGCCAATGGTTCGGCTATTCCCGGCTTAAGTTAGAGGAAAATAGTATGTCAGTTGCAACAGTCGAACATTCAAACCTAGATGTCCCACCGCTAGAAAACCCATGCCCTGATTTACCTTGTTGGTCTTTGAACCGTGAGCAAAAAGAACGTGGACTTTCTGCATTACAGCGCACGCGAAGAGAACTTGGAGAGCGTCAACTAAAGCCACTTCGCTCAAAGCGTGAAGAGTTACAGGCTCAGTTTTCCAAGAGTGATTGCCGCGCTGAACAAATGCGCCTTTCACGTGAAATCAACCGAATTGATGCCAACGCACAGGATGTACTTTCGCGCTGGTCATAACCCAGTTACACCCAAGCAAACCTAACCACTAGGCATTATGCCTACACCTTTTATCCCTCTTTGATTTTAAGAGGGAGGGTTTTTTATATCCAAAATTTGAGGAAATGATAATGAGTAACATTGAAGAGCACCTATTTAGTCAGTCTTTTAACCAAATCACAGAGCGTTTTAATTCAAGCAATCAAGAGCAGCAACACCAAGTTTTGATTCAGCTCGATGCTATCGCGAAGAAGCAAGAGCCTATCGCTACCCACCGCCCTCAAGAAGACGTGTTGGCCGATATCAAAGAAGCAATGGAAAGTGATCGAGCTCGTGTGTTCTTTGGCTGTTCATTCCCAAGCTGGTACCGCAACGGTTCGATTGAACAAGTTTCACAGCTTCACCATTGGGCGAACTTAGATATGAGTAACCGCCATCTATTTCTTGAAATGCTTGGCCTCCGTGACTTAGGCCACTTTGATGATGAAGCGTTATATCAATTCGAGCAGTTCTGTTTATCGGCAGTGGGGGCGTAGGCATGAAATTACATGAAGTAAAAACCCAATCAGAGTTTTTTAACGAAGTTCGTTTAGGCCGTAAAACGGCTGAAATTCGAGTCAATGATCGTAACTATCAAGCCAACGATGTGTTGATACAGCATGAAGTAGACAGCGAAGGCCATAAAACGGGGGCGTCCCTGGTTCATGAAATTACGCACGTACTGCAGGGCGGTAAGTTTGGTTTAAGCAAAGAGGTGTGCGTTCTTTCTCTTTCAAATTCATCTCATTTAAACAGTGTGATTTTGATGGGCCATTTACGAGATCGTTTAGTGGAAGCTGCCGATTGCATGGAAGCGGGTATTGACGTGGTTCGAGAGGCAGGACTCACAACCGCAGACCTAAAAAGGCAGATTCAAGACTCACGTTATTTTGCTACAGAGGCAACGACTCTACTTAAAAAGTTAGGGGAGGAGGCAGCATGAGCACTATCTCTGTTTATCAGAAAGACTTGAACCACGCGTTGCGTTCAGAAGGGTTTACTACTCGCAAGATTGAACAGTTCATGCGTGTTTTCAATATCACAGAAACTAGCCAAGGCGATGTGCTGAGCTTGGACTCTACGCGAGCACTACTTGTGAATGTTAACGGTACTGAACAAGGACTCTGCTTGGAAGATTTCATTACCGCTTGGTGGGCTTTTTGGATTGTGGTTTACAACACTGCTTCTGACCGAGATATCGCAAATCAAGCTTTAGGTGCCGTTCGTGCGCTGTTCTTTGTGTCGGCTTGTAATAAGTCCACTTCTCAAACTACTCAAATGCAAATGTGGTGGCGTGATATGGCCGATGAGCATGGCTACCCAACAGTGGAGGCTTGCTGATGTTGAGTTATGTAGCAGTTGCCCTGAATAGCGGTGGTGGCGTTGTTCGCCATGACGAAACCAATGAAGTGAAGAACGTCTTGCTGGGTGAGTTTGACTCACCAGAGCCAGCGGTTGATACGGCTTGCGAGCTGTTCAACTGCCAGCACGTTTTGAACGGGGTGATTATCAAAGGCAATCATACGGGTGGCCACATGATTATGGATACACAGGAGTTTAGCAGCTTATGAGTTTTTACAAGCAAGAGAAAAAACAAGCAGTAGCGATAAAAATTGGTGATCGCTTCTTCTGTGGTTTTGGGAAGAAGCAGCGAGTTCAAACGGCTTGGAGCCTTGCTGGGGCAAACCTATATTTGAGTGTTTATGACGACAAAGTAAAAGAGGTTCTGGCTACGTTAGAAGAAAAGAAGAAGAAACCAGAAGTGATATTTGTCGAGGTGGCTGCATGAGAATACAGGCCTCATTAAAAGAATCTGGCCTGCGCCCAGCATGAGTGTATCAACTTACGCATCCAAGAAAAACAGGCGCTCACTGCAGAAGGTTCAAACTTCTGGTGAGCGCCTTATTTCGTGGTATCAAGATGTTGATATCAGCAGTATTGAATTTAATGAACAGCAACAAGAGCGATCACATGAAGCTTTCCTTGAATGGGTTGGCGGTGATCAGACTGTTGCTCCAATCCCTAATGACATCGTTTTGTCTTCACGATCCATGCTCGAGCGTGAACCTGAAAACCTTTCTGTTGTTGAGCGCAAGTTATATGAAGTTAACCCCGCAGACAAAGGCTGGCTTTCTGGACACTTTTCTGGCCTTCCCCATTACCTGACTAAGTATTTCGCCAATCGCTATGTTTCGATTTTTAAGAAGCAAGGCCGCTTTGCCGCAAACACTTTTATTCGTGAAAAAATGGTACCTGCCCATAGGCGTGTTCTGTTGGTGCTAGAGCAATACAAACAACTTCCTACTACTTCTAAGGTTGCTTTGCTGAGTGATGCTGTCGATGACGAAAGCAGCCCTCAGCAAAACAACTTTAAGCAAGCGAACCAACAAGCCAGTTTCGATTTTGAACAGGCCGAGAAAAATCGTAAACCTGTTAGAAGCAAAATCATTGCCGAGCTAATTGAAGATGAACTTCGAGAGATGGCATTTAAAATCGTGTCTATCTTGATTCGTTATCAAACGGTACTGACTCAAACGATTGAGTGTGAAACCGAGAACGGTGAGAACATCGCGGCATTAATGGTCTACAAACAGTGTGTTTCTTTGGTACGTAGCTTTGGGGTAAAAACACCAAGCGATGACAAGAAGATTACGCCTGAAAATATCATGTCGTCTATCTCTAAACTGAGTTGTGAAAAATGGTGGTTTAGACGCTTAAAGCGCATTCGTAAAATTATGCGCGAGCACTTAGCTATTGCTATGGGGCAGGTGTCGGCGAAGGCGTCACCTTATGCTTCATGGGATTGCATTCAAGAACATAAAGTTCAGCAAAAGAAGAACTGGGATTTCATTCAAGGCCAGCTACTTAGAGAAGAGGCCACTGGTGAAGAAGTTGAAATGGAAGACATGGTGTTGAAAAGCATGTCAAACCCTGCCATTCGTCGTCATGAGTTAATGGTTCGTTGCCGTGGTTGTGAAGATATCGGCAATGAACTTGGCCTACAAGGTTTGTTCCTAACACTGACAACACCATCGAAATATCATAATAGCTATAAGAAAGGTGGCTTCATTCCACACTGGAACGGCGCGAGCCCACGTGAAGCACAAACCTATTTGAATAAGGTTTGGCAGCGCATTCGTGCCAAGTTAGGTCGTGATGAAATTCGTTGGTTTGGTATTCGAGTTGCTGAGCCACATCATGATGGTACTCCGCACTGGCATTTGCTGATTTGGGTTAAGCCTGAGCATGTGGCCAAGGTACGTGACGTATTTATTCGCTATGCGGTTGATGAAGACAAAGAAGAGCTTTACCCGTTCTTCGATCGTAACGAAAAACGTGCAGCCAAGAAGCAATCTATTCAAGGCCCATTCAATTATCAGCCTCGTTGTGACTTTGGGTACATCGATCCAGAAAAAGGCACAGCAACAGGCTACATCGCTAAGTACATTTCTAAAAATATTGATGGCTATGCCATGGGTGAGGAGGTTTCGAAAGAGACCGGGCAATCTGTGCAAGCTATGGCCAAAAACGTCAACGCATGGAAGAGCCGTTGGGGTATTCGTCAATTTCAATTCTTTGGTGGGGCACCGGTTACCACTTACCGTGAACTGCGCCGACTAGCTAGCCAAAACAAGAAAGCCTTTATGGAATATGTTTTTAAGCAAGAGCGTGAAGAGTTGGCTTCTATTTACCTCATGTCTATGTACCGTTTAGTTGGTCCGTTTAAACCAGTTCATGCCATGACGAATGCAGAGCTAGTGGCTGTGATTGCTGAGAACTATGAGGCGAGGGCTGATACTAACCAAGTGAATGTCGCAGGAACAATGAAAGCGGCTGATCACGGTAACTGGCAAGGCTATATCATGGGGCAGGGTGGCCCGTTCGTTAAGCGTGAGGACTTGCTGATCACGAACTCTTATGAAGTGTTGCCGTTTGCTTCTCCGCACGGTGAAGACGTTCGCAAGATAGAAGGTTTTGTTGCTGCAGGTGAGGTGGTTAAGACACGCCTTAAGACCTGGCAAATAGTGACAAAAACTGAGAAGGGCGAAGACGCTGAAGCGGGGGCTTTTGATCTTGCTCTTTCTGGAATCTCTGATTCCTCTCGGAGTTCTGTCAATAACTGTACGCTACCGCAGAAAGTACAGGTCAGCGATCAGCTTAAGCGATTATTAGAACCTTACTCAGTAGGTGGTGGGTTACCGCCAAACATTGATGGTTCAGCTCTAATCGCGCTGCAACAAGGTAGTTCAATTCGAATAGATGATGAAACGAGTATAAGAATCCGCCCTGCGGAGCATCTACCATGCGGCACGGTTCGCCCAGCCCAGCTGGTTGAAGTGTACCAACCCAAGCCAGATTTAAGCTGGCTAGATGATTTCGAGGCTAAACCGCCTGAACCTCTAACCGGAGACGATGACGACTATCAATATGAACAGCCTAATTTATCGTTCTTTCCTGAAACCGCCGAATGGCCGTTGATATGAGGGGCAGATTAGTTATCAGAATGAGGGGTGAATCTCGCTTCATAAAAACGCTGTATGAATATTTATAAAAGTACTGTATATTTATCCAGTCTTTTGGTTTGGAGTAGAGCTATGTCATTAAAACAACAGGACATATTTTTACAAGCGATGGAGTTCATTATAGATGCTGTAGCACTCAGCACTGAAGGTGAAAGCAGAGCTGATGTAGGTATTTATTTGATGGGTTTATTGGTTGCGGACCAAAGAGAAGAGTTGAAGCCTGAAAAGTTAGCTGCAATGAAGCAGCTAATTGAAATGGCTGATGGTGGAGATAGCCCAGAATTTAAACTTTAGAGGATTGATAGCTGTTGTTTTAGTTCTTGGCGCTGATCGGGTGCCAGGGCTTTAACCATTTCAAAAGCTAACTGAGAAGTCGTTTTAGCCGAAGGGCTAAGAGTATGGCTGAAGGTTAGGTTCATCACAAAGGAATGACCGCATTCGGGGTCACTACAACTACAATATAAATCGCTATAACCCGCTGAAATACGGTTTGATTTTTGTATGCGGGCTTTCTCGCCACATTCGGGGCAAACAACTCTCATATGACACCATAAACCTATCTAAATGATAGCTTCATAGTACTAAATTATGGTGAGGATTTATACAGTTCTACCGCTTTTGAGGTCGGGATTTTGCCCTTCTAAATAGTTGTGTTTACGCAGATAGGTCATAACAGTCGTACTGCATGGAAATTTCCTGTTTTTTGAAGTGATTTGGTGTCAGTGAAGGATAAGTTGTTGTTTATTAGTGTGATGCATGTGTATCATTGTTTCTATAGATTTTACGGATAGGAAAGTTATGTATTTAAATGCTGAATTTTCTGTCTATTAAGCTGTTATGAGTCTTTTTGAGCTCTGTTGTGCTTAATGAATTATTGAAATGGTATATATTTTTCACTTTTTAGGAGATTTTATGAAGTTAGCAATATTCTTAGCAATAGTTGGTTGGGTTTTGTCTGCGGTCACTGCTTATACAGATTTAACTGGATATACAATTGCTTTGGAGCTGTTTGGACGAAGTGGAGCGGTACTTACATTGCTTGGTGCATCCTTGGAGTACAAAATTGCAGAAAAAGGTTTGAAGAACACACAATATAAAGAAGGTGATCCTATTTCCCTAGGTGCTGTGGGTAGTGCGGTGCTCTTAACAGATAGTGAGAAAAAAATTAGGAACTTTGCTCATACGACTGTGATCTTAGGTACCTTCATTTGGGGCTTTGGTGACTTAATTAGTTTGCTATAAGAGGCTCATAAAAACAAAGCATTTAAGACTGATTTCCAACGATGGCATTTACATGTCATCGTTGAATTTTGTGTGTACGTTAGCATGGTTAGGTTCTGTTGTAGCGTTGCTCGTCACCTTAATGCGGCTTTTGCAGAAAATATAGTTTAGAGGAATGAAATTGAGCCTAGAAGTAGCAAGTTCGATATTAGCATCACTTGGTGGAGCTACAGTAATCGTTGGTGGATTAGCTCAGTTCCTTGGAAAGGTTTGGGCAAAGCGCATAGCCGATCAAACTATCGGCCAGTTCAAGTTAGAGTTGGAAGCAACAAAAGCAGCAAACCAATATGTGTTAGATGAATTTAAAGTAAGAAGTGAAGAAAAATTAAAAGATAGAGAGCAATTTAATGGTATTTCCTTTGAAGTATATCAAGGATTTATAACAAATCGAGTTCAAACCTACTCAAATTTACTCAGTATCGTAAATGAATACATCTCTAAAATGCATGAAGATATTGGTGTGGAAGAAAGCGAATCGTGGGGAGATGCATATTACTCGGTATATGTTTCTCTACGAGAAGAAACGACAAAAAACCAACTCTATATTTCTAATGAACTAGAGATTGTATTCCATGAGTTTAGGCTAAAGTCTGCAAAGTACGTAAAAGACGCGGATTTAGAGGAAGTTCATGCTTTGATGAACGGAGCGCATCCATTCGAAGCTAGTGAACAAAAAGGGCATGTATACGATAAGTTTGCTCGTGAGACTCAAGAGGAGATGAAAAAAGTTATTGCTACTATAAAATCCGACGTTTCAAAGTTAAGAGCGCGCATTGAAATAGACAAAGCTTAGTATCAAGTTTGAAGTGTGACTTCCCTATAGCCACCGCTTACGGTGGCTTTTTTGTTTCTGTTACATAGTTCCACCGAAAGCACACCCAACCCACGGAAAACACACTCCTCCTCCCCACCTGAAGCGTTTTCGATCTCATTTTTTCGCAATTCTATTTCAGTGAAATTCTGCCGCCGCTGTGGAAGGCTAACAAGCCGCTAGCCCTTTAGGAATAACGGGGCTTGCATTAAGTTAGTCATGCTCAGAATGGCTTAAAGAGTGCCTAACAAAATTGCGAAGAGTGCAAAAAATTGCAAGGAATTGAAATTATGACGATCAGTGTTGATCTGGTTGGTTTTGTTAAGTGTCTGAAATTAAGTGACTTTTGTGTTTTTGGTCGGTTTTTTAATGATCGTTTGTGTTTTATGACGATCGTTTGAGTGGCTTCTCAGCCCTTATGAATAAAGGGCTGATCGCAAATTGAAGAGAAAAACATAATTGCAAAAAATGTCATGCTACTTAGGCTGCGACATTGTCCAAATTGAAGGTCAAATGCAGGTGTTCTGGTACTTCTGGGTCGCTGTTCACTGCATCCATGAACATTTCGCAAGCGGGTATCACTTCGTTTTTACAGTAAACGTAATCAAATTTAATCGGGTCACCACGAGTACCACCGTTTGGAATGATTGCGGCCAGTTCGACAGGGAAGCGATGACCGGTGATCACCTCTTGTGCGGTGACGTTCTTAATTTTCTCGTACTCATCTTTTGTTGCAATGTCACCAACGGGTATGAGTTGAATCCCTTTCTCGTTGCCGTTTGGAATGTTGATGAACATCGAGCGGAAGTTCCCCACACCACGGCTTGAAGCCATCTTCTGCTTTAGGTCTTCCTCATCGTCTTTACTCAAGTTTGGGTCAGTCGCATAGAAGATAAATCCCATGTGCAAACCGTTCTTATAGTAACGGCGACGGAACGTGGTGGAGTCCTGGCTAAGCAAAGCAGATTGAACACAACCAAGGTAATCCGGTCCACCGTAGACTTGCTGCACTGGGTCATATTGTTTGATGAAAATGATGTCTTCTTTCTTGTAACTCTTCTGTTTGTCGTCTCGCTCTAGGAAAGCAAAGTCACCGTTCTTACGTTTACGTAAATACATCGTAGGGATAGGCCACAGCCCAATGACTTTACCAAAGTAGTTACGAAGCTTAAGCAGGGCAGTGTCACCAAATTCTAAGAAGTCATGAACGGCGGATTGCATTTGTTGCTTTTGCATTCCACCTTGGGTGTAACGGCCCGCAATCATGTTACGGCGAGCCATTAAGATAGAACCGTGATAAGCGTTAGCCCGAGTCAGTTTATTCAAGCCCGCTCTATCGAGTGGCGGTTCCCAGTAGTTCCCATCCTCGTTGTAGTAAAGCTCGTTGTATTCGTAGTTGGTGAAATCACGGTCCATGATTTCTGGCTCACCAAAGCTAAACATTAAGCTTTCATCATTAGCGGATTCTTTCGTGATTATTTCTGTTGTTTGTTCAGTCATTGATTTACATCTGCCAAGTTGATTTACGTTTTTCAGAGTGATCGAGCGGCTCATTAATGCAGGCATGGGAAATCGCCCAAAAGGCATCGGCATGCCCGGTTAACTCGCTGCGTTCTGCTTTGAAGGTCATGTTGTTACCGCTATTGGTGGTCGCTCGCTTGATGGCCATGAATGCCATGGCGATGTCTTTGTGTTCAGCATCAAACTGAATGCGGTTGGCTTCGACCACATCTATCATCTTCATCACCAAACGGTTCTTACTCTCATTACTGTATTGAATAGCCACGGTTTCACGTGGGTGTTTCTTGTTGATCAAGTCATAGACGCCCGCGCCAATGCCTGTTGTATCAATACCCAGATAGCTCACGTTATAACGTTCAAACACTTTAGACACTTGCTGCGCCTGGTACTGAAAATTCAACCCTCGCCAGTAATGCTTTTCAAGTACTCTGAATTTTTCAACGGCAACAATCGGCGGTGCTATGACAACTAAACAAGCATTGTCTCGAGTTCGGCTTGGGTCGTAACCTAACCAAACTTCACGGCGATCGAAGGGGTCTTTGTCATTGGGCTTGAAGTCTTGCCACCGGCTAATGTCCACCATGGCTTTTTCAAGGGTTGAGAACCTGAAGACGGAGCTGGCGCCATCAACGAAAATACACATAAACAGATTATCAAAATCGTCTTTGCTGTATTCATCGCGCAGTTCATCAATATCAAAAAGCTGACAGCCGCCTGCAGCTGCATCTTCAATCGTGACTATGTAACGCCATTGCTTATCTGGGCAAATTCGGCCGCCGTCTCGATATTCGTCAAAGGTAGGGAACTCAATATTGGTGCGAGTATCACGGCCTCTGCGCCATTGGTCACCGGTCCAAAATGTGTAAGCCTGGTGCGTTTTGGCGGAAGGGGTCGAGAAGTAGGTTTTGCGCCAGTTCTTATGAGTCGCCATGGCTGACGCGAGTTTGTTCAGCTCATCGAATTTCGGGATCCAGAAATACTCATCCACATAAACATGACCATGATAACTTTGCGCGGTTTTTGAGTTGGTGGATAAGAATCTGAGCTCAGCCCCGTTAGAGAGAATGATCGGGTTACCCGTCAATTCAACACCTAAAAACTCTTCACCAATCGCAATAATGTAGCTTCTGAATACTTCGGCCTGGGCGCGAGACGCTGATAAGAATATCTGGTTATCGCCAGTCAAAATCGCGTCTTCTAACGCTTCACCACTGAAATAGTAGGTGGCGCCAATCTGACGAGATTTAAGAATATTACGCGTACGTTGGTGCAGGTTGTTACGCATCGTATGCTGATATTCAAAGAGCGATTCATGCCAGGTTGCGAAGTTTTCTTTGGTGAGCTCAGCAATGTTGTTCTTCTTTTTGCTCTTCTTTTTCTGCTTGTCGTCAGACTTATTAGAACGCGAGCTTTTACCGTTAGTTTTAACCACAGGTTCAGTTTTGTTTGATGAGTGTTTCTCATCGACTGTCTGAGTTTGAGCGTGGAATTTTTTAAGTTGTACGTGGTGCTTGATGAGCCTATCAAGCATATCGAGCTGGCCTTTGGTTGGGTTTTCTAGCTCAAGAAGGGTTTCAATTCTACGCGCTATCGATTCATCAATCGTTTGCTCGCGCAACATATCACGCCATCCAAATTTGTCAGCCCAGTGATAAATAATTCTGGTGCTGTTCAAACCTAATTCGGAAGCGATTTCATTGGGCGTCCAAGCCTTTAAATAAAGGGAACGGGCCGCGTGTCGTGTTTCAGGAGAATATGCCATGAAGCAATCATACGCCGAGGTAACAACCTAAATTGCATAGCAAAATTCGGATGGGTTCGGATACGCCCTGTATCCGAATTGGTCGGAATTGAAGTGGCTGAAACGGGTAAATCAAAGGCGTATTGTGAATGCCAGAAACACCTAACTGACAAATTAATACTAGGTAAAAAACTCAAATGGCAAAAACCAGTGATTGGAAAATTGTAGCAACAGAAGGGCCGACGGTTGATGGTCGTAAGATCACCCGAGAATGGCTCATGCAGATTGCAGAAAATTACGCCTTGAGTGAATACACCGCTTTGATTTGGCCTGAACACAAACGCTTTGCTGGTTACGGAAGTAACTGGGGCAAAGTGCTTGCCGTAAAAGCTGAAGAAGTGGATGGGAAAATGCGCTTGTTTGCCAAGCTTGAACCTAATCAATATTTACTTGAAGCCAATAAGCTTGGGCAGAAGCTGTTTACCTCCATAGAACCCAACCCAGACTATAAAGGGCAAGGAAAGTGCTACCTGATGGGATTAGCCGTGACCGATTCCCCGGCGTCGTCTGGTGTTTCATTACTTCAGTTTTCGCGACAAGAAGGTCAAACCACAGAGCTGAGTTGCAGCCAACTGGAAGAAATCAGCCTTGATGAGTGTTACTCAAAAACAGACCGATTCTTTGCCTTGTGTAATGCCTTTTTCAATTCTGGTGATGAACAACCAGAGCCACAACCTGATCCTGAACCAGAGGAAGAAGAAGTGAACGAAGAACAATTCAAAGCTGCAATGAAAGAGCAGTTCGGCATTATGAAAGGTGAGCTAAAGGAGGAACTCAAACAAGAGTTTAACCTGCAAACGCAAACGCCTAATGAACCCGAAGCCAAACCCGAAGGTGAAATTCAAACGTTCTCTTTGGAGCAGTTCTCTAGTGAATTAGAGAAGCAGCTTGCTCCTGTAGCCGAGCAAGTACAAAACCTTGAAACCCAGTTCGCAAAGCTTAAGCAAGAAGTCCCTGGTCAAAAGCCTGGTGAAGAAGGCAACGGCGGCGAATCAACAGTGGAGGTCGTGTAAATGCTCAATGCAGTATCGACTCAATTTTTAGATGAATATTGCCAAGCCGTAGCAAAAGCGGGCGGCGTTGTAGATGCGTCTAAGCAATTCAATATCACGCCTGTGATGGAAACCAAGCTTCGCCAAGCCATTGTTGAATCGGACTCTTTCTTAAACCGTATTTCGAATATCTCGGTTGACCAAATTAAAGGTCAAGTGATCGATGTGGGTGACAGTGGCTTGTTGACAGGTCGAGTTAAAGACGGTCGTTTCATGGGCTCTCTTGACCAAAGCGGCAATACCTACGAGCTAACCGAAACGGACTCAGGCGCTCATATCAACTGGATCACGATGACAATCTGGGCGAACTCGGGTGGTAAAGGTCAGTGGATGAAGCTGATGAACAACGCCATCACACGTAATTTTGCTTTAGATAAGCTGCGTATTGGTTTCCACGGCACCTCCATTGCGGGTGAGAGTACCGATCCTAAAGCAAACCCAATGGGTGAAGACGTTAATAAAGGTTGGCTTCAACTCGCAAAAGAGAAGGCACCGGCTCAAGTCTTACCTGCGGTGAAATTGGATTCGACAGGGGCAACCGAGGGTTCATATCGAAACCTCGATTCACTGGTTAACGATCTGATTAACACCACTATCCATGAAGTGCATCAAGGCGACCCTGATTTAGTGGTTTTGATTGGCCGCAACTTGGTGGCCGCAGAGCAGCATCGTTTATTGGAATCGGCAGAAGTACCCACCGAGCACAAAGCCGCGCAGAGCTTGGCTAAGACCGTTGCAGGTAAAACGGTGTATACACCGCCATTTTTCCCGCCGGACATGATTTGGGTAACGAACTTAAGCAACCTGCAAATCCTGACTCAAAAAGGAACGCAGTGGCGTAAGTCTCGTAATGAAGAAGACCGTAAGCGCTTCGAAACGTCATACCTACGTATGGAAGGTTACGCGGTGGGCAATTACCACAAGTTTGCAGCGATTGAAGAAGTCACTGTCATTGTGCCAGCCGCAGGTTAAGGGGAAGACATGGCCAGTCCATTAGCGAAGTTGCGCCAAGAAGCCTTGGCAAAACAGCAAAAGCAATCGACACCTGAGAAACAGTTTGTTGCTAATCCTAACAGCCTTCACCTGCTTTTAGCTGAACTCGAAAGTGATTTGAAGGTGCTAAAAACCTTCAATCGTAAGGATGAAAAGGTGAACCACAAACGTGAAGTTTTGGTCCCTAAATATCGTGAAGCAATCGAAGCTTACCTAGCCGGTGACGAGCAGTTCGATAACCCGTTATTTACTCAGATGGTGATTTGGCTCTTTGATATCGAAGATCTAGAAACCGCCATCAAGTGGTGTGATATCGCTATTGAACGCGGGCTAGATACACCAGAACGATTCAAGCGTGATTTTGCCACCTTCTGTGCGGATGAAGTCTTGGCTTGGTCAGAGCGTATGGCAGACAAAGGTCAATCGATTGAGCCTTACTTTTCCCAGGTATTTGAGAAGGTCACCGAAGACTGGAGCATCAACGAAAAGCCCACGGCCAAATGGTTGAAGTTCGCGGGCCTGTATCTACTGCGTAACGATGAAGGTAAGCCTCATGCGGCCTCTGTCGGAGATGTGGCGACGTTACAGAAAGCGCGAACTCATCTTCAAAACGCGCATGAGCAATACAGTGCGATTGGTGTCAGCACCATGATCGATAACATCGACCAACGTATCCGAGCGTTAGAGAGTGGCGACAACCTCTAGCTTAAAACAGCTCCTATGCCACCGCGCCTCGACTGACGAGGAAGAGCAAGTGATTTCATCACCTTGCTTATTCCGTCGACTCAGTGGCTAGAGGCGCCCTAATTAACTGCAGTAGCAAAAAGGTTGAATCATGAGCTTTGGCGGAAAAATGGATAAAATGAGTGATCAAGCCATACCCGGTGAAGGTTGGCCAAGCTTATCGACCGATGAGTTTCGCCAATTACGCCGTATTCCGCATACGTTTGATAACGACTCTATTGCTGCGGCCATCACGATTGCCGCGCTGAATATTCAAGAGAAGTTAGATCGCTTGTTGGTTGATGGTATTCCGCCATCAATGAGCATCGCCAAAACCACATTGTACAAACGTGCGGTGTATGGCCGAGCTCACTCTGAATTGTTACCCGAGTTTGCGACTCAAGACAGGCGTAAAGAAGGGGACAACGCGGCGATAGATGAGCCACAACAGGCGGCACGTTTCCTAGCTCAAAGTAATAAAGATGTCTCTCAATTGCTCGGGCGCAGTGCCAATGGCATTGATTCGATATGAGCGACACGGTTTACAACAAAACCAAGCTTGAGCATTTAACGGATTACATCGTTAATCACCTCAATAGCAATGTGCTGAATAACAAGATTGATGCGTGGCAAGAAAACGGCTCAATAGTGCCAAGTGGTGAAGACCGTGGGAACGGTGGGTATATCGCCTGTTTCTGGAAATACAACGCGGTGATCTCGGTTGAGGAATTCCCTCACCAATTACTAGACCCACGCTGTTTGTTGGCTCTGATTGCTTGCTGGCTAAGTGACCATGAAGAAGAGCGTAACGAGCAAGAGTTTGAAGACCCGACTTTATCAGTGGATGTGATCAGCAGCGAAGCGGCCGATGTGAGTATTGAACTTGAACTGATGGAGCCGATAGAACTGGTACCTGATGAAGCAGGAATGATCACTTGGCGCGGGACTCGATACCGAGTTCAAGCCGTCGAGATATATACCGCCGAAGAAGCGGAGTTGGTGAATGAAGCCGACAGTTAATGTCAATCAAAGGGATGTGCTCAACCTGCAAGAAAAGCTTGCCATGTTAGCGCTTCCACCCAGAAAGCGTGTTTGGATATTGAAAACCCTAGGGCGCTGGGAAAAAGCCAAGACTCGAAAGCGCATTCAGCAACAAAAAGACATTCACGGCCAAGCCTTAGCACCGAAGAAACGGAATAAGCGCGGAAAAGTCATGCGACGTATGGCCAAGGGGTTGACCCCCTATGTAAGAAACGCCAATACGCTCGACCTAACTTGGAGCAATCCGCTCACCGCAAAAATTGCCGCCAGGCATCACCTTGGTCAAAAACAAAAAATGACCAAGCGCCAAATGCAAAAGCGGTGGGGAAAGCCAAACTATTCAGCGCCTTGTTCAAAAGGGCAAGCGAGAAAATTGAGGGAGCTGGGTTACACGGTCTCGCGTAAGAGTGGTAAGGGAAGGAAGAAACCTACGCTCAAGTTGTTGATGGCCACCGTAACCCACGGGCAAGCAGGACAAATCATTCGTGAGTTGAGCAATCAACCGAGTGTGTCGGCTTGGGATATCCCCTTAAAAGAGCGCCAGATATTAGGCAGTAAAGAACGCGAAGTCACCCGCCAACTCATCACCATTTTTGAGCAGGTCAGAAAGCGAAAATAAGCGAGGAAATAACCAATGGCAACCGGAAAGGTAGAGGTAAACAACCTCAATTTAGGGCAAGGCGGGATCCCAGAAATTGAACGCCACCTGCTTTATATCGGGCGTACCGATAAAGCTGAACTGCAAGGCAAAGTCACGCGTGTGAATAACATGACCAACCTTGATGAGGTCGTAGCCGATGACGCTCTGGGCGCTAACCTCAAAGCGGCGCAGCTCAATGGAAAACAGAACTGGACGGGCGCCGTGTTTGGTCTCGCTGAAGGTAAAACGTGGCAGGAAGCGGTTGATATTGCCAATCGCACGGACTCGTTTGAAGGGGTTTGTGTGGTGGACATCGTGACCACCAAAGCAGACTTTCAAGCGATGCAAAGTAAAGCGACTGAGCTCACCAGCAAGCTTGGCCGTTGGGTGTTCTTCTTAGCGGCGTGTTCTGGCATCGATAAGAGCAAGCAAACTTGGGCGAAATACGAAACCAGTCTATTGGCGTTAGTGAAAGATGTGTCGGCCAATATGGTGACGCCTGTGCCGATGCTCAATGGCAATAACATCGGTGTATTGGGTGGGCGCTTATGCGATCGAGCGGTGACCGTCGCCGATAGCCCAATGCGAGTAGCTACGGGCAGCGTGTTGGGGCTTGGTGAAATGCCTATTGATAGCGCAGGTAAACCATTGGAAATGAGCACCATCGCAGTGTTAGCTGATGCGCGTTATTCATTGCCGCAATGGTATGCCGACATGGAAGGGGTGTATTGGACAGACGCGACTACGTTGGAAGCGAAGGGCGGGGACTATCAATATCTAGAATACGTCCGTCCGGTTCACAAACTGAATCGCCGCGTTCGCATCAAAGCGATCCGCCGCATTGCTGACCGCATTCTGAATTCAACGCCACCGAGTATCGAACTTAACCGCACCTACTTCAGCAAAGACATGCGCGATATGTCGAAGACCACGGAGATTGGCGGCATTCCGTTCCCAGGTGAAATCATGCCACCGAGCGATCAAGACGTCACCATCACGTGGCAAAGCAAAACAAAAGTCGTGATTGGTTTGATGGTCACGCCACATAACTGCCCGAAACACATTGTTGTGAACATTGGGCTTGATCTCTCTAACCCTGCAGATGCGGAGGCGTAACCATGAGCATGCGTATTTCTGGTAAGAACATGCACTTTTCAATGGGTGACTACAAGCTCACCGCACAAAAAGTCACGCTGTCGATTGAAGACAATTCTGCCGTCAACAAAACCAATGGTGTGCCTGACGGCTATGTCGATGGTGATGTGGCCGCAAGTGGTGAAATGGAACTGACCACTCAGCAATTTAACCGATTAGGCAAAGCTGCCAAAAGCGCTGGCTCTTGGCGTGGTATGCCGGACTTTGATGCCTTGTTCTACGGCAAAATTGATAAAGACGAATTGAAGATTGAAGCCTTTGGTTGTCGTCTGAAAATCTCTGACTTACTCGATGCGGATTCCAATGGTGGCAGTGCATTAGTTCATAAGTTGCCGTTCGAAGTGACCAGTCCAGACTTTGTGAAAATCAATGGCGTTCCATATTTGCGCCCAGATGAAACCGAAGATTTGGTTCAGTAGCTTTTTGCTCAATAGATAGGGGACATGATGTCTGATGTTATTGACCATGCCTGTGGCATTGAAACCCAATTCACAGAAGTGGCGCTTGCCAACCAATTGGCAAGGGCTAAGCAAGGCAACCAGCGGGAAAGCGCACAAGAATGCGGCGAATGCGGTGTTCCCATTCCTGAAGCTCGCCGCCAACACATATCAGGGTGCCAATATTGCACTCAATGCCAAAGCGAATTGGAGCGAATGAAACGATGAAACACTATTTGATGAAACGCCGTTACTTTGAACATGGCACCTATTCGTACCTCTATCGCCCTGATGGTTCCAAAGTCTGTTGCGTGGTTGAACGACCAATGCTCAACAATAAGCCTAGTGAATCTTGCATTGTTGAAGGCACTTACGACCTTTTTCCGCATCAATCGCCACGCTTTGGCCACTGTTACGCAGTAGAAGAGCCAATGTTGGGCGTCACTCGCAACGGGCCAAGCCTTCGAACTCATGTGCTGATTCATAAGGCCAATAAACCGAGCGATCTGCAGGGGTGTTTAGCACCCGGTGTCGATTTTGGTTTCGTCGGAAATGAATGGGCCGTTGTCAATTCTAGTCACGCTTTCAAAGTGTTGATGGCAGAGCTGAACGGTAAACCAGCCAAACTCACCATCGTTAAGGATTAAATCATGTGGGACAAAATCAAATCACTACTTGGTAGCGCAGCGCCACTTATTGGCACTGTTATCGGTGGCCCTGCAGGGGGCGCGGTTGCGGGAATGGTCGCCAGTGCACTTGGAGTGAACAGCAGCCCGGAAGCCATTGAACAGGCACTTATCAATAACCCAGAAGCGTTATTGAAAATTAAACAGCTTGAGTCTGATGAACGAGTAAAGCTTCGTGAATTTGCCTTTCAACATGCTGAACTGGAAAGTGAAGAACGTAAGCTTGCCATAGCCCAACAAGCCTCAACAATGAAAGTCGAAATGGCGAGTCATGATCCATTTGTAAGGCGTTGGCGTCCTACTTGGGGTTACACCTTGTGTTTGAGTTGGGCGCTGATGTTCTTTGGACTGTTTGTTGTGATGATTATAGAGCCAAAAGAAGCGGCCAATGTCGTCAATGCCATTGTCGCGCTGACACCATTGATTTCTGTTGCTCTGGCTGTACTTGGTGTGAACATCCACAAACGTTCCGTAGATAAGCAAATCACTGCGGGGCAAAAGCCGCTTAGCCTAATTGGTGGACTAAAGCAGGCGGTAAAAGGGGGCTAGATGGACCCGACTTGGTTATCTGCGCTGGTCGCCCTTGCCACCTTGTTGGTGATGTTGATCGGTGCATTGATTAGCAAACTGTTTTCTCTTTCGAAAGAGCTTGCTGATTATAAAACTCATGTGGCGGAGAGCTACGCCACCAAAGAAGAAGTGAAGGATGGTTTTGAGCGACTTGAGCGTCAACTTGAAACCGGACTCACCCGAATTTATGAATCACTAAAGCGAGAAGCAGCATGACAAAATCCATTGTTTTAACCGTTGGCACAACCGACCTTGAATTCAACCCAACACCGGCAGAATACGACGAAGCGCAAAATACCATCCTTTCGGGTGATGCAAGCGCGGCAGCACACAACTTTTTGATGAGCTGTGTGAGTGAAGGTTCAAAAGACGCACTACGTGAGATGACTAGTGAGAACGCAGGTGCGGCAATGCAGATTTATGGTGCGGTTCTTAAAGAGTACACGCCGAAGCTTGTTATCTCCGTAAAAAAATAGATGCGCTTGTCGCGGCCATTGATGGCAGTGACAGGCAAAAGATGTATGCGTGGCGGCGTAAGTGGCTACCCGATGCCCCTGATACTGACCAAAATCTTGCCTATGCGATTTGGTTAGAGAAGAACCATTGGGAAAACATGCAAGCCGTTACCGCAAGTGGGGTGGCCAAAGCCTTTGGCGCCTAACTCTAATCAGCATAAAGAGAGTGGTTGATGTTACCTGAAGCGCTCAGATTTCAAGTTGGATTGATTGACCAGATATCAAAACCTCTGGGCAACATTCAGCGCCAAATATCCGATGTAACGAATACCTACAAGCAAGGTACTCAAACGATGGTTTCGGGCGCGGCTGGCATGGTAGGCGCAGGCTTCGCCCTGCAACAAGCGTTAATGCCAGCCATTGAAATGGATAGAAAGCTCGGTGAAGTCAAATCACTCGGCGTTGCTGATGACCAACTCAAAACCCTTGCTCAAACGGCAATGAAATTCTCTGTGGATTATGGCAAGTCAGCCACGGAGTTTGTGGCCGCTTCTTATGATATCCAATCCGCGATTGCTGGATTAGGAGGTAATGAGCTGTCTGAGTTTACGAGAGCGTCGGGTGTGCTCGCGGCTGCAACGAAAGCGGATACTGGAACCATCACCAATTACGTTGGGACCATGTATGGCATTTTTCAAAACTCGGCCAATGAAATGGGCAAAGCGGATTGGGTGAACACGCTAGGTGGTCAAACGGCCAGAGCTGTGCAGATGTTCAAAACGACTGGCGCTGGTATGTCTTCTGCGTTTACTTCGGTTGGAGCCGCGGCGACCTCTGTTGGTGTCGGCATGACCGAGCAAATGGCGATTCTGGGTACGTTGCAAGCCACGATGAGTGGCAGCGAAGCGGGCACAAAGTACCGCTCGTTCTTGGCGGGTACCGCAAAAGCTCAAGAAGCATTGAACATGCAGTTCACGAATGCTCAAGGGCAGATGCTGCCTATTGTCGACATTCTTAACCAAATAAAAGGCCGTTACGGCGAAACGATTTCGGTGGCAGAAGCGGCAGAACTGAGCAAAGCGTTTGGTACCAAAGAAGCCTCGGCCATGATCCAGCTATTGATGCAAAACACGGATGGTCTTGCCAACTCTATTTCTGAACTTGGTCAAGTTAAGGGTTTGGATGTCGCCGAACAAATGGCTGGAGCCATGACCGACCAATGGGAACGGCTAGAGCAGGGCGTGTTTGCAGTGCGAACGGCCTTTGGCGCCGCGTTGTTGCCCGCGCTTTTACCCGTGGTTTCTAGCTTGTCTGATGGCGCGATGGAAATCATCGAATGGACACAGATGTTCCCAAACCTCACCAAATACATTGGCTTTGCTGGCGTAGCTCTTTTGGGCTTGGTGGCTGCAGGAGGCCTGTTGACCATGATATCTGGCGCTTTGAAAGTAGCATGGGCAACGATGACTTTAGGTGTTGGCGTGACCAAAACCGTCACGGTGGCGATGTGGGGATTATCAAAAGGGGTGATGGGCGCTACGTGGGCATTCTTGAAACTATCGGTGGCGTTACTGGCTAACCCTATTTTCTTAATTGCTGCCGGTGTTGTGGCCGCCATTGCAGCGGTTGGGGCTCTGATTTATTACTGGGCCGACCTGAAAGCGTCGTTTGGTGATACGACCTGGTTTCAAGTGTTAGAGGGCGCAATCGCGCTAATTACGTTGCCATTTAGAACCCTGTTTGAGTTTATCAAAGCCGGTTGGCAATGGGTGATGAGCGGCTTTACCGATATCAGTGGTTTTACGTTTATTGGTCAGATGGTGGATTCGTTAAGCAACGGATTTAAAAGCTTGGTCTTTGGTTGGCAAATGCTGAAAGTAGAAATGGCAGATACTGGGTGGTTTTCCGTGATTTCGGGGGCGTTAGAGTTGCTGACACTACCATTTCAAACGCTGTTTCAATTCCTGTCTGCAGGTTGGCAATGGGTAATGAGTGGTTTTACTGATACCACTGGCTTTGCCTTCATTGGACAAATGGCCGATTCGATGCGAAATGTCTTTGGCAGTGTATTTAGTTGGTTTACGGACAAGTTGGCGGGGATTTGGGAAAACCTGAAAGGGCTTGTTGATTGGTTACCAGGCTTTGGCAGTGAAAGTGATGATTTAGAAGTGAAATCTAAGTCAGTGCAAAGCGCAGCGCCTCAAGCTCAAGTCCAGCCAGGTGGGGCGGCCAAGAGTATTGCGAGCTACCAAACGAGTTCGACCAATTACGGTGGTGTTGCGATTTATCCCACTTACATGAGTAGCCCACAAGACATGGCGAGCGAACTAGAAATGGCGGCGGGCTAATGGCGGAGTACCTTTATCAAGACATCCTCATTGAAAGCGGTGATGTGGTCCTCGATGCCGGCCGTAACCCAGTGTTGATTCATGATCGCGCGGTGATTGCTCAAGACATTAAACACGCAATTATTGAAAGTAATGTCGCGATCCATTTGATAGCTGAACGTAGTCCTGCGAAAAAAGCGGACGCGCGCACGCAACTCGAATTGCTGGTCGAAGAAGACGTTCGTTTGGTGCCTGGTACGGTTCGCATCGAAGAAGTGAACGATGGGGAAATATATATTTTTGCAGAAACGGTGCGCTTTGGCAGCGTAAGTACAGAGGTGAACTTTGACTGATATCCCGAAACCGAACTTTACCGAGCTCGCTGAAAAGGCGGGGTTACCGCTCGAAGCGTCAGAGTGGAAAGCGACACTCAAAGAGGAAGCTCGAAAGCAAGGCAGCACCATCGCCAACGACTCTCAGTACTCTCCATTTTGGCGCTTAATTGAAACCATGGTGATTGGTCCAACGGTGTGGCTGGTGAACCGATTTCTGGTTGGGTACGTGCTGCCCAACATGTTCGTGGCGACGGCAAAAGATAAATGGCTCGATTTGTGGGCGTGGCAGTTCAACGTGAAGCGAAAGCCCTCGACCAAAGCGGCGGGGCAAGTGGTGATACACCGAGCCGCGAAGCAAGGTCCAGCCATTGTTGTACCCAAAGGAACAGTGATACAAACCGACCCCATTAACGGCACAGTTTACCGAGTGATATTAAGCCAGGACACGACACTGCAAGAGCATGAAGCGTCAACGATTGGCAAGGTAGAGGCCGAACACGAGGGCGCAGCCTTTAATCTAGGCGAAGGGTATTTTCATGTCTTAACCACGGCGGTTCCAGGTATCAGCCGTGCGGTGAATACTGCCGATTGGCTAATCAAAGCGGGCGCCGATGAAGAGAGTGACGATCAATTAAGGGTGCGGATTCGTAATCAATTTAGTGGTGTGGCGAAATGGCACATTGATGCGGCTTACCGTTCGTTGCTGATGTTGCGCGCTGGTATCAACAGTGAAAATGTCTACTTCAAGCACAACGCGCCCCGAGGTCCAGGTTCGGCTAATGCGTTTATTCTCTTGGATTCTGGGGAGCCATCGCCTCAAATGCTGGCTGATTTAAACACGCACATTAACCACGAAGGGAATCATGGTCATGGTGATGATTTAAGAGTGTATGCCATGCCAGGCAATACCATCACAGTGAAGTGTCGAGTGTGGATAGGGCGAATACTGTCGGTAGAAGAGAGCGCGCAGCTTGAAACTAATATTGCGCTTTTTATTGGCTCGGCCTTTAGGCAGAACACCGACTACAACGTCACGAAAACCAAGCCTTCTTCGCGGTTTAGTTTTTCGAGATTAGCCCAAGAGCTGCACGGTGAATTCTCCGTATTAGAATCGATTGAATTTGATAATGCTGACTTAACCAATGGCATGGAAGTGCCAAGAATGGGCCATTTGGAGGTCAGTATTGAAACGGCCTAACTTTACGCTCAAACATTGGATGGGTAAGGGCGAAATCTACAAACTAGGACAAGCTTTGCTTGGGTATTGGTCGCGAGTTCAAGACGTATTGGAGTGGCCGCTGAGGCAGTTAGACCCGATGGTCGCCCCTATCGAATTTGTTGATTTGATGGCTTGGCAACGTGACATCGAACGTCTGCCTAAAGAGCCCGAGCATATCTACCGTATTCGAGTGAATTTTGCTTACGCCTTTGCAACCGGTGGCGGCTCAGAGGTGGGCTGGGAAACCATGTTCGATCAGCTGGGTTATCCCCATATCGAAATCGATGAGCGTTTGAACTATTACCCTTGGGATGTGGTGAGCGTGAAAGTGCGAGACAGCGATTTGAATGAAGTCCCTGGCTTGATGGACGCCTTGGTTCGCCAATATGGCAGAACCTGCCGTCGATACAGCTTTGATGTGACAACGGCGGCTTTTCCTCATATTTCGGTTACAGAGTTCAGTCACACTCATGAAACGTACAGCGCATCAATAGGATAGGTTATGGCAGTCATTACCATTGCAGGCGAGCAGCTTATTGCTCGAAAACAACAAGCAAAACAACCCTTGGTGATCCGCGAGTTTGTGTTGGCGTATGTGCCGAACTTGGATCCACTGATACCGCCACGAAGAGACCAATCGCTTCCGACGAGTGGTCAGATTATGTTTCGCAGTGCACCGACTCGCAGCGCTTGTGTGAATGGCAATGAGGTTGTCTATTCGCTGATTTTAGATAACACGGTGGGCAACTTTCAATTCAACTGGCTCGGCCTGGTCAGCGAAGAAGGGGTGTTGATATCAGCCAATCACATGGTGGTGCAATCGAAGCGTAAGAATAACGACCGCACCAGTGAAGAAGGCAACAACTTAACGCGCAATTTCTTGCTTAAGTTCTCCGGCGCTCAGGCCATCACCCAAATTACGGTGACGCCAGAGACGTGGCAGTTTAACTACGAAGCCAAACTCGATGACATAGATACATTGCTCGCCCAGTTGACTGTCGGGCTCATTGAGACCCAAAAGGATGTTGTTGAACAAAGCAATGAAAATCTAATGCTCAGTGAAATCAATCGTCACTTGTATCAGCGATTGGATACGTTAACGGACGACCTTGCTATCACTAACGAAAGGCACCAAGCCTTTTTACGTTCCATGCAAAGGTACCATGAGTATACCGAGGAGCAACGTATAGAAATGGACGTCACGTTAACGGCGTTTTTGATTCAGACCCAAAAGCAAACCATAGAGCAAGAGCATGAATTAATGAAGTTACGAGAGTCTTTAAGAGTGAAGGAGAGCAGTGATGAGTAATGTGGATGTGTTGCTGAAACAAGCGGTGGATGCGTCTTTGCAACAGACGGCGGCAAGTAAATCAATGTCGGATAAAGTTCGCAGTATGATGGCGAACATTGATCAAAGAGTTAATGAGGCTGAAAGTGAATTAGACCTGTTTATGGCGACAGCTCGCGGGGAAATGTCACATATATTGATGAGTCGAAACCAGATTATGGTGGCAGATGGCAATACAGCAATTAAAGGTTTTTCTACTCTATATCTTGATTCGTTTGAGGTGGTGACTGAAGCAACAATTAGAGGGTCTTACGGTTCAGATATCGATCATACAGGTAATGGGTATGCAGAAGAGTTCCGCCAGAACGTTTACGGTGGTTACGTAAATCAACCATTTAATATTCTCCGCCTAAAGTGGACACGTAGCGCCAATACACACCCTGCAAGGTTAGACAATAATTTCAATCAAGGGTACCAGCAAGGTGCCATTACAACAGGTTGTTATTTGAAAGTTCTTCGTGGAGATATTCAAGGTCAAATGACTTCCAAGATTGATTATGGCAACGATTGGCACTTTTATGGTTATCGAAATAGAGTGGACAGCTTGGATGATGCTTTTAGAGTTGGCCATACAAATATTGGCCTTTCATCGAGCCCCGGAGACTCTGGTGAAATGCTTATTTGTCTTTATGGCTCGGTCAGTGGATATGTCCCATTTGAAAATAACATTTGGGGTGTATTCCCTGAATTCGCTAGACCTAGTGACATCTAAATAAAACAACGATTCTGGGGAGATAATATGCAAGTTAAGCACAACGATGTTTTGATCGCTACTATAGGTAGCGCGCTGACAATAAAAGAAGTCTCTGGTTTTTTGGTAGCAAATGATATTCAGATACCTTTATCTGAACTGGCTTTGATATATACGAGTTCTGAAGCAGAGGCGTTAAGAAAAAGAGCTTATAAACTGGAATCAGATCCTCTTTTCATTGAATGGCAATTTGATCAAACTTTGGAAAAAGAAAAACAGTGGAGAGATAAAGTCATTGAGATAAAGGCGCTTTACCCACTGGGAAATCATGATAGCGCGTCGCAGGAGTAGGCCAATTTGCTCATCTTAAATGGGGCCCAATTGCCATTAAAAAACCTACGCATTAGCGTTCGTCAGCGATTAGCCGGACAAGATATGTCCGGTCAAACCTCGGCGACCGACCAAGCGGAAACAGGCAACAAGGGTAAAATACTGACGGTGAAAGGGGTGATCCCTTTTACCAAAAATCAGTTGCTGACTAACTTGTTCAGTATGGCCGAAGCGCAAGAAAGCGACGCGCGCCAAATCTATCGTATCAGTAACAAAACAGCCGAGGCGTTGAAAATTCGTCAGGTGAAATTCCAAGGGGTAGTGCGTGCTGATGAACAAGAGTCTCATCGTCAATGGAGTGTCTCGTTTGAGCTGGTCGAACACCTATCCGTACCTGAGCGAGTGGAACAGCGTCAACCGGATAAACCTGCAGCACAGCAAAAAGTGCAGGGTGTGAATACACCGGTTGAAACAGGACAAACTGACGATGTACCGCCAGGCACGCAAGTGGAATTAACGGGTGTCATGAAGGTGCTAAAAAGCGTGGATAATGCACTGGCTTAAATGAGGGCGTGACCAATGACAACCAACAACAAGTTTCTTTGCCGCGCTTACCTGGGTAAAGAGAAAACTAAGGTGAAAAGCCATCGCATCGTCTTTAGTGAAAACACGCCTGGTCGTTGTGAGCTTTCCGTTGAAGGGAACCCAGAACCAAACACACTTATCGCTATCGATTTAGGTTGGGGTGATGACATTACTCGCGTCTTCTTGGGTTACATCGAACGCGTTCTACCGTCTGAAAAGGGATGGTCAAAAGTGTTTTGCCGTGAGCTCGCGGCCATTCTCTATAAACCGCTCAATATCATATTGCGCCATCCCACACTTATGCAGCTGCTGAGCGAGGTCACCAATAAAACGGGGCTTCAATTTGTGGTACCCGAAAAGGCTTACAGTAAAACAGCCATTCCTTGTTTCTATAGCGATGGTAATGGGTATCGAGTCATCGATGAGCTAGCCCAGGCATTTAGCATCGATGATTTGTTCTGGCAGCAGCAAGGCAATGGCCAAGTGTATGTCGGCAGCTGGGCCGATTCATTTTGGGCAGATAAGCCGATCACTTTGCCCAATGCACTCATGACTAACCACACCGCCAACAAATCGGTAAAGATACCGGCTATCCCAAAGCTCAAGCCAGGTGTTTTGGTTAATGGGCTTCGATTAGTGGGTGTCGAGTTTGAAGGGACGGAGGCAAAGCTAACATGGATGTGAATACAATCAAGCGCATCATCTTTAGGTTGTTTCCTGAATTAACAGGGCGATGGCACTTACCCCGTTGGGGAAAGGTCGTAGCGCTACCAGAGCTGCCTGAAGAGGGCGATTTATCCGATCGCTTTTACCCACATTACGCGGTAGATGTGCAGCTACTCGATGAAAAGGGCATGGAGTACGAAGATAAACCTCCACTGCAGGCGGTACCGCTTCCCGTTCCTGGTCTGGGTGATCATGCTGGTCGTTTAGAGCCGCCGGCAATCGGCAGTATTGTTGAACTCGGCTTTATGTTTGGCCAACCGGATAAGCCCTTTATTCGTTGTGTGCTGCCACTTGGTTTCAAACTTCCAGGTATCAAAGAAGGTGAAAGCCGATACCAACAGCGCAAAGGCGTTTATCAATTAGTCGACCAGAAAGGCAACTTTGAACGTAAGACAGACCAAGCCGACAAGCTTGAATGCCTTACTCAACAAATCAAAGTACTAGAAAATCGAATCGCTGAAATTGATGGTAACCACACCGAAACCGTAAAAGGCGCTAGAACCATCAAAGCTAAGCACATCACCGAAGACGCGGACACCATCAAGTTCAATGGCGGGAAAGGGGTGTGCACTGGCGCGAGCATTTGCCCCTTCATGGGAAAACCGCATGTCGATGTATCATCCACCGTTTATGCAGGAAAAGACTAATGGCATTAAGCAAAACATCATTGAAACAGAAACTAGAAACCGAACTGAAAGCCCAGGGCTTTGTGCTCGATGGTGAATTCGCAATGGCGGGCATGATGGCTGAAGCCATTGCGAATGCTGTAGTAGATGAGATCACACAGAATGCTCAAGTCGAAGTGACGGGGGGCAGTTCAGCGGGAAGTTATAAGGTCAATTGATTACCAGCAATAAAAAATACATCTTAATATAATTAGCAAGACACATCATCCCAATGTGAACTGTGTCTCATATGTACATTTGTCCTGGTTATGTTTAAAGCAGATCCCTAAATCCTTTCTAAACTCATCCTATGTACGCTCCTTTGCCGGAGTAATACCGATGATAATTTCCTTTAACTTGAGAAACTAAAAAATGAAGTTATATAGAAAATGCACAGTTGCTGAGCTTGAGTTCACTAGAAAAACGAATAGAGCCGGGGGAGTTGTTAGGCAGCTACCTATCAATGGCCGTAATAAACCCTCGGAGGAGGAGGTCGTTGAACAAGTCGGAAACAATGAAGGAGCCGGAGGAAATTTTGGATTTAAACAAGATCAACAAGTATTGAGCCAACAAGACTGGGAGCAGCGTATCGCTGGTAGGACTGTGATCGAGTTTTCGAGCGGAAAGCTTTTTTCTGGAACTGGAGAGTGGCTAGCTGTGGATATGGATGAAAAATACCTCACAAAAGGCTCAAACCTCCCGACCGAGCAGGGTTGGGTAGCTTACATCGGCGCGGAATTAACATTCCAGGATGAAGAATTAATGACACCTATTGAAGAAGTTGATGAAGAGAAAGAGGAAAATACAACACCACTATAA